ATTAATACAAAATCATCTAAACCTACAGGAAGAATTAACGAACACACTATATTATTGAGAACTGAATGATTTTAATTGACCTAACGCAGGTTCTAATTGCGTCACTCATGGCACAGACCAGAGGTGGAAAAGAACCAATCAATGAAGAACTTGTAAGACACATCTGTTTAAAGAGTCTTGCAATGTATCGAAAGAAATATCATAGAACATATGGAGAGTTAGTCCTTGCAGACGACTCTTACAATGTATGGAGAAAGGATATCTATCCCTTCTATAAAGCAAATAGAAAGAAAACACGAGACAAGGATAGTAAAGATTGGAATCAAATCTTTGATTGTATATCTATCATAAGGGAAGAACTTAAGGTAAATTTCCCTTATAAATATATCTGTATATCAAAATGTGAAGCAGATGATATTATAGGAACTCTATGTGAGAAGTATGGAAGTACAGAAAACATCATGATTATTAGTGGTGATAAAGACTTTCAACAACTTCAAAGGTATGGAAAGGTTAGACAATTCTCACCTATCACAAAGAGTAATATTAAACTAACAAAGGAACAAGCAGAAGAGTATCTTATTGACCATATTATAAGTGGTGATACTGGTGATGGTGTTCCTAATGTTCTATCTCAAGATGATGTATTTGTTTCTGGGTTGAGACAAAGACCTCTTTCTAAAAAGAAAAGAGAGATTATCAAAGACCCATTAGTTGCAAACGATGATGAGGTAGATAGAAACTTATCAAGGAATAGAGGTCTTATTGATTTGACCTATATACCTAATGAGTACAAAACACAAATTCTTCATGAATATGATACAGTAGAAGTTGCACCAAGAGGTGGATTACTTAATTACTTTATCAAAAACAGATTGATGGATTTAGAAGAAAGTATTGGAGACTTTTAATTATGGCAAAACGAGGAAGACCTAAAGGGTCACTTAATAAAAAGACTCTAGAAAAGGTTGCAAATGAACAAGTTCAAGCAGTCAAAGAAGAGTCAATACCATCAGCAGTAGATGATGCAGCTGATGTTATGTCTGGACATGAACCTAAATCTCTTGAAGAGGCAACACTAAGTGCAACTCAAGAGAAAGTTTTAAAAGGCCCAGATGTTAAAGAAACTAAAACCAAAACTAGAACTGTAAAAGACCTTCCAACAAATCCAAGTATTGTAGAAATACTTGCATTAGTAGAAGAAACAAAAGGTAAACAATCTAAAGTTGACATCTTAAAACAGTTTGCAAACAGAAACGATGTCAAGTATGCACTTAAAGCTGCATTTGATGACAGAGTTCAGTTTACTTTACCAGATGGATTACCAGATGGTTTTGTAGTTGGAGACCCAGATACACCAGAAGGTGCAGTGGATATGGCACCAGAAAGATTCATTCGTGTATTCAAAAGAATGCAGTATTGGGTTGAAGGTGGAAGAGCTCAAGCAAGTCAATCTAAAAGAGAGGAAATCTTCTTGAATACTTTAAGGTCTCTTGAGAAATCTGAAGCAGAATTCTTACTTGAAATTAAAGACAAGAATATGCCTTTCAAATCAGTCACAAAAGAAATTTGTGAATTAGCAGGTTTTGACCTAAGTCCTAAGTAAGTATTGATATAAATACTACTATGGAAAAGGCAATAAACAAACTAGGTCTAACTGATGAAGATAGAGCAATAAGATATACTGATAATGGTGTATCTAAGATTGCAGAAATTCGTCACTATGACCCAGTTATGGGATTGTTAAAGATTGTAGACCCAATGAATGGGGAAACTCATGAAATGTTATACAATCATGACTTTAAAAAATGGTTTAAGCCAGGCACAGATATTGTCTGTACCTATAATGCAGAAGAACCAGTAGTTAAACAGATTGATACTCAGGCAGGTGATGTCCCAGTAACAATCAAAAGATTTCCATCTAATCCTTTAGATTAGTTGGACAAAATATTATGGAGATATTATGGAAAATCAAATAGAACAAGTTGATTTGATACAAACTCAGATTATGGGTTTAAAAGAATTAGCTCAGATGGTTGCAGTTATTGATACATGTGCAAGTCGTGGAACTTTCAAAGCAGAAGAGTTCTCTACAGTTGGAAGACTAAGAGAAATACTAATTGCAGAAAGTCAAACACAAGCACAGATGAGACAACAGGCACAACAAGTTGAGCAACCACCATTAGATGGTGGAATGACAGAAGGTAATGAAACATCAGAACCAGTTGTCGATGCAAGAGAAAAATTAAAAAGAAGTAAAGGTAAAAAATAATGGCAGATAGTTTCGATTTCGGTTTTACAGCAGTAGACCAAGATGAACTTACAACTAAGACTGGAGAAGCTGCAGCTCTTAATGAGAAGATTGCAGAAGACCTCAAGAAAGTTGCAGAGTCATCTAAGGGTGCAGTTAATTCAGAACAGATAGAAAATTTAGATGCAAAAGTTGATGTACTCAACAAATTAGTATCTAATGCACTAGATGAACTGGATGATGCAAAAACATCTATGGGTAGTTCTACAGATGTTGCAGTATCAAAACTGAAATCAAGTCTTGCAGATGCAGAAGAACTTATACTTCCACTTCTCCATAAACTTATGGAAAATGAAGACAAAGAGTATATCTATTGGCCAAATAGAAAAGCAATTATTTCACAACAAATTGAAAGAGTCAAAAAAATAACTAGGGGATAGATAATGGCAACTGATAATTGGGGACAAACTATACCATCATGGGTTGAAGATAACTCATATGAATGTGCAACAAAACAAACTATTGCAATGAATGATGGTCATCCATCACCATTAACATCTGCACAGTTTTGTAAAATGATGAAAGATATTGATGATAAATATATCGTAAGAGATGGTCTTGTCAAAGACAGTGAATGGATGGATGGTAAATTTCTTGAAGATGGTCAAAGAACCTATACTGGTCTTGATAAAATAAATCAAAAAGAAGAATTAATTTCTCGATATGGTGCAACAGCTGATGGTAGTCCCAAAGCAACTTTAAGTTTTGTAAAAGGAAAAGATGAGGATGATACATCTAATTGGGGCCCTCTACAATGGTTAGGTAACTGTGGACTTGATGTTTATTCATCACCTCATGTTTGTAAGAATGGCTCTACAGTAGTTGCAAATACACAAACTTTTGATAGTGTTGAAGTAACAATATATTGGAGATATATTTCAGATTTCAAAAAAGCAATCACTGGAGAAGTTAACCCTATTCAAACAGTTTCAAAAAGAGTAGTGCCTGGCCAAGCAGATGAAATGGATTCTGGATTTGGTGAGGAAGATGATATGAATTCAACATCAGCAGTACACATATCACCTTCAAACGCAGAAGTAGAACTAGAAGATTTTGGTAGAGGTGAAGATTATAAATTTAAAACTACATGTATTAATGATTTTTTAGTTTCTGGTGCAGCTATGAAATATAAAAAAGAATGGACAAAAGGTGGAGACCATGCAACTGCAAAAATTATCGATAATTTCTTAATTGCAAATGGAATGGGTAGAACTGCATATAATACTGGCACATGGGTTACTCATACTTGCCCAACACTAGGACAACCAAGAACTACAAAAGATATTCTTAACTTTGTAGGTGGTGAAAGAGTAGAAACTACACTACAAGATATCGATAGTGGTGTGTTTAGTCTACCAGCTGGTCATCCTATGATACAACATAGTGCAACATCCGATGTCAAGTGGGCAGCTTTCTGGCAAGCAGAATATGATAAAGGAAACTTTACAAACGAAAATAAAGACTTATATTTATCAATCAAAGAAGACCTTAGAAGTTAAGTGGACAAAGAACACATATTAAAATTACAAAAAGGTGATATTGCACTTGTCATAGCTAATGACACAGGTTGGTTTCAGAAAATCAATATTGCATTTGCAGATGATAACGATAATCCTATTCAAATGAATCAAGAATGGTTATCTTTATATAAAGCAACAACACACCTATCAATGATATGTGATACTTATCTAAGAAGTAGACAAAACTTAATGCAAGAGGATGGACACGACCTTTTACAAGAACAAGAATGGAATGCAGATATGTTAGACCCAATGGTTTTAAAAGACTATCTAACAGACTTAGGATATTCCACTCCACCAGAACTTCAAAAAGAAGTAGATGAATTTACTAAAGAAGAACCCAAGGAGAAAAAGGGTGGTGATAATGTCATCCAATTATTTCCAGAAACTTCTTGATTGGTAGGTACACATTTTGTTATAATGTGTCAAACATTTTTATAATTGAAAAGGATATATAATGAATAAAATTAGTATGTACGACATGACTCCAAAAGAAGTTTTCTATGCAGAGTTAGGTCGTGAGATATCTGCATATGCAGAAAAAAACAAAACCAAATCTCTACGATTCAGTAGAAAACTATTCGAAACAGACAGAAAAGGTAGTGCAGAGGATGATGTATGGAATCATATGTTATCTGCATGTGATAAACTTACTCGTATTGGTACAGTATGGGGCCCTAAAGATACTTCATGTCTGTCTGAAAAAGAAAAAATAATTGTTATGGCACAACTAAGGAAGAGAGAAAATGACAGAAAGAGAAGAGAAAGAACTGAAAGCAGAAAATCAAGTTCTTAGAAATAATGTCAGAGACCTAGAAAAACAATTGCATGAAGCATATAAGAGGATAAATGAATTACAAAGTCAAAAAGTCTGATAACAGTGGAAATGATATTCATGTCATTGAAGATGTAGTAGACTATTCAGACACTACTGGATGGTATTTTGCATTTAATCTTTGGGGGTCATGGAAAAAGAATCAAATATTCTATAATCAAAATCCACCTATTCTTGCAATGGATACAGATATAAAAGGTGCAACAATTGTAGTTTTTGATGAGTTTAATCATCCTCAACAACAAGTAGACCCTAGTAAAGTAACAGGTACGCAAGAAAAAACTCTTTGGTTTATTAATCTATCTAAAAAAGAAGCATGTCAAAAATATAAAGAATCTATAGAACAACAAAAAAAAATACGACCAAAAGGATTAAGTGGTGGTGGTGCATTTGTTCAAGATAGTGATAATGAGGTTATAGTTGAGGGACTAACAGCTGGAAATCTAAAAATTACAGAACAAATAATACCACAACCTTTTAAAGTTGGTAATTATGAAGTCACTCAAGAAATGATTGACAATGCAGAAGACCCAGATATTTTTAAAACAATGGGTATTGAAGATACTATGATTGCAGATAATGTATATGATATACATCCAGAAGTATCAAGACTTGGAGATTTAATTCATGATATCTATCGACCAATTTGTGAAGAGATAGTTGGTAGAAAATTTAAGAAGACATTTACCAATGCATACTTAAACAGAAATGCATATGGTGATTCAGTATGGACACATAGAGACCCAGCAGACTATTCACTAGTAGTCTATTTAAATCCAATAGGATACGATTTAAGAAAGTGGGGTGGAGAAACAATGTTTTATAATGATGATTTAACTTTTTGTAGAGGTGCAGTTTCACCAAAAGGAACTACTGCATGTTTATTTAAAAGTGATATTCCACATAAAGTTACAGGTGTGTCATGGGAAGCAGATTTCGACAGAATGGCAATAACATACTTCATGGAGTTTGATGATGACTGAACAAATTGACAGAAGTAAAGCATGTAAACATATTGATGCAATGGGTGAAGAAATTTATCTTATAGATGATATAGTCCCACAACCACTGGTAGAAAATTGGTGGATGGATATTACCAATTATGGAAAATGGGTTAAAGGATTTCTTGCATATGGTGGTAATCCACCTCATATTAGTATGAATAGAACTGGAAACCCAGAACATCAAAAACTCATCAGAGAACAGGGTGGGTTTTCAACAGAAATTACAGGAACAAAAGAACGACTAACTCACTACATGAATGTATCTAGAAGTAAAGAGCTCTTTAAACAAGCAGCTTCAGTTGCATATCAGAAAGCAGATGATGGACAAGACCCATATTGGGATAGAAATGATGGGTTTGATTTAAGAGAAGAAACCTTTGAACATCATCCAAAGGTGCATAAAACAGTTGAATTCATGTGGAGTCAGTATAAACCATTTTTCGAAGAAGCACTTGGTGTAGAGTTAGAAGAATATAATAATTGTTATGTTCATGCATTTGAGCCAGGAGATAGTTCTTGGGCTCATCAAGATTACTTAGATTACAGTGCAATTATATATTTCAATCCTATGAACCATTGGGATTTAAGAAAGTGGGGTGGAGAAACTTTATTCTTCAATGATGATATTAATTTTGTTCGTGCATGTGCTTTACCAAAAGGTGGTAGTGCAGTTGTATTTCGTGGTGATATTTTTCACAAAGTTACAGCTGTGTCATGGGAAGCAGATTACCCTAGAAACTCTGCAACATTTTTCTTTAATAAAAAGAAGTCATGATACTAGATAAGTTAGGAGAGATACCTAATACTCCAATAAAAATATTTAATATACCAACTTACATTAGAACAGAAATAGATGGTATAGTCAAAGAAAGTATTAAATGGAAAAACCATCCATTGGGTGAACTAAAAGCAAGTGAAAATGCAGCTTATAGACATCCAGAACATGGTAAAGAATATAATACATTTCAATGTGGTATAAGTCCAAGATTGATTGAAGACTCATTGATGATGCCATGGATAATAAGAACTGCACAAATTCATTTTGCACCAGACCATCATCATCGTTGTGTAAGATTTAAAAGATTTTTAGGTCATTTTGATGGATATGAAATGTGGACAAACTTCTCAAATAAAGGAGATAGTAATCCAAGACATGACCATGGTGGCTGGTTGTCTGGTGTAATATATCATAGTAATCATGGACATCCTACATACTTTAATGACTTTGATGTAGAGTATGATGGTAAAGATGGTACTATGATATTGTTTCCATCTGATACAGTACATTCATGTGCAGAACAAACAGAAGATAACGAAAGAATAACAATTGCATTCAACTTAACATTGGAAGAATTATAACTTTTTCCTTTGACAAAAAATAGTTATGAGGTTATAATAGATACTATGAATATATTTTACTTAGATAAAGACCCAAAAACATGTGCAGAAATGCATTGTGATAAACATGTCGTCAAGATGATTATTGAGTACGCTCAGTTGATGTCAACTGCACATCGTGTTCTAGATGGTGACCCATATGTATCTCAGACCCTAGGTGGTCGTAGGATACAAAGATGGAAACATCCTATTGAAGAAATGGAAAACACATTGTACAAAGCATCCCATGTAAAACATCCAAGTGGATTGTGGACTAGAGATTCACAAAATCATTACAATTGGTTATATAAAATGTGGACACACCTATGTGATGAGTATACTCATCGTTATGGTAAAGTACACCTAACAGATAAAAAACTTAGAGGATTACTTGAATCACCACCTATGCAGATACCAGTTGAAACATATGTTGACCCATATCTTGCAATGCCAGATGATGTCAAACAAGAAGATGTAGTTAGTGCATATCAAGAATACTATGTGCAATACAAAAACCATCTTGCAGTATGGACTAAGAGAAGTGTTCCATCATTCATGACTGAGGTGGCATAATGTACAGTGATATAGTTGATTCAGATATATTATCTTTCTTAATGTGGTTATATTATCTACCACTAGAAATTATGATGTTCATGTTTAGTTTAGGTTTTTGGTCAATGATGATTTGGTTTGTGTTTAGTAAAATTAGGGACATGGATTGGTAATGGGAAGTAAAGCAAGAGTAAAGTTTAGTCATACTGGTGGTCTTAATGGAAGAAGGACTAGAGCATTAGAGAGACTACAACAGGTTAAAGAACCAAACAAAGAACAACTCAAACAGATTGAGACTCTAGAAAAAAGGATTAAGGGTGCATAATGCCAACATATACTTTAGAAGACAAAGAGACAGGTGAACAACACGATGTATTAATGTCGTGGAATGACCTACAGGAATACAAGAAAGGTAATCCTCATCTGAAACAAGTGATTACTGGTGGGCCTGCAATTACATCTGGAGTCGGTAATAGAAGTGGATTAGGTAATAGTGGTGGGTTTAATGAAATGTTATCTAAGGTTGCAGATGCACATCCAAGGTCAGAACTAGGTAAAAGCATGAGAAGAAGAACTGCAAAAGAAGTTAAAACAGATGCAATTATTGATAAACATGTAAAGATTCAAAAACAACAAAAGAAACAAGGTATAAAATTAAATAAAAAATAAATTATGAAAAAACAATTACACGATTACGAAGGATACACTGCATTCGAAAGACTTCCAGTTGCAGCTGATAGAACTAATCCACTTAAGAAACTTAATGAACATGAAGAAAAAGCTTATGACATATTGAGTAAAATTTCTAATGATGTTGATGATGTTGTGCATCCATCAATATCACCATTCACTTATATAGCAAACGCAGGATGGATTGTTGAAGACGAAGTAGGTTTCTCTGGATGGAAAGCTGTAAAAGGTGAAGGTCTTGGTAGTAATGATTTAGGTAAACCTAGACTATCAACTGTATGGGAAACATCGTGGTGGCATTCTATAGAACCAAATATTCCTAGAAAATTTGTTGGTGGCCCTTTTAGAGCTGCACTAGGTGATTATCATTTAGGTATCAATGCATTATTCTATCTACAAAAGTATTGTCCAATCATAGACTATAGAATTACATATGATAAACCAATAAAAATAGGTGAAGTAATCGAAAATATAACAACAGATATTGGAAGACAAAATGGTCAACTACAACAAGAATGTATTCAAAGAATTTATGGTACTGATAAGATTGTAGGACATTGTTGGACAAACCATCATGTCCCAGAAGATAAGAAAGATGAAGTTTGATTATAGACCATTATGCACTGGACTAACCATTAAGGAGAGTTCAATAGAAGGAATTGGTCTATTTGCAACAGAGGATTTCAAAGCAGGAATTTTTTTAGGTGAAACACATATATGGGAAGAACGAAGAAGAGACTGGATTAGAACACCACTAGGTGGATTTATAAACCATTCAGAAGACCCAAATTGTTATATCAGTACAAACATTCATTATCATAATGGAGACCAAAGAGAACTTTATACTATAAGACCCATATTTGAGGGTGAAGAATTAACAGTGTATTATACACTATTACAGGAGTAAATTATGGAAAATGTAAATGGAATATTTCCAATACCAATTTATGCAAATACTATAGAAATAGGAGATATTGAACTTCCAGAGTTCAAAGATACGAATGTGGTACAACAAGAAGTACCAGAACTTAAAGACAAGGTATTTGAAATTATCAGTGAAATGATACAGTTCATGGGATATGCAGACCAACCACTAAAACTAAATGACATGTGGTTTAATCGTTATGATGAAAACAGAGCTCTTTTAGAATATCATTTTCATCAAAATTGTTCGTGGACTGGAACATATTATCCAGAGAATGCAAATCATACTACAGTGATATATAACCCAAATGCAAATCTTGTACAATCACATTATCCAAAAGTAGAAACACCATCACCTTTTAATCAAGAACTTATTTCAATCAGTGAGTATGAAAAGGGACAAATAATGATACATCCATCATGGGTAGCACATCAAGTCATATGGAATGGTGGTGAACCATCACATTCAATTTCATTTGATGTTTCATATGATTTACCTATTGGTGATAAAGATTATGGGAGTTACAGGGAGTAATATGGAAGATATTAAACAAAGAAGACTACAGAGAATTTACTCAAAGAGTAGACATTGCAGTTTCTAAGGGTCAAGAAGTACCTCATGTTGTAGATATGATATCTGAAAATCAATTTAAAGTGACTTTACTTAAGACTGTAGACCTAGAATTATTAGATGAATTAACAGGATGAAAACATTCGAAATACTAGATTATGGGTTTGAGTCTCTACCCACAGAAAATATAGATGGTAAAAGATACTACATCACACCAACAGGTGAGAAGTATCCATCGGTTACATCGGTTACTGGACTTTTGAGTAGGGATGGTATCAAGAAATGGAGAAAGAGAGTTGGTGAGAAAGCTGCAAATAAAATATCAACTCAAGCTGCAAGACATGGTACATCTGCACATCAACTATTTGAAGACTATATTAGAAATGATAATTTTGAAGAGAAATTCAAGGGTGCAATGCCCACTACTCAACAAGCATTCATCTCACTAGAAAAAGAACTAAATCAGATAGGTGTTGTCCATGGACTTGAGTCACCACTTTATTCACATAATCTACAACTTGCTGGTAGAGTAGATTGCATTGCAGAGTGGGATGGTAAACTATCGGTCATCGATTTTAAAACCAGTGCAAAACCAAAGAGAGAAGAATGGATACAGAATTATTTTATACAGGAAACTGCATATGCAAAAATGTTTGAAGAACTTACAGGACAAAGAGTAGATTCAATCATCACAATGATTGCAGTGAGTAATGGGACAAGTCAACTTTTCATTGAAGAACCAAGTGAAAAGTATGTTGAGAAGTTACATGAACTTCGTAGTCAGTATAAAACTGAATATGGTATTTAGAAATTAGTTGTTGACAACCAGATTATTAAAAACGGCACAGCTATCGGTGCTAACATGTAGAACGAGAATTCAGTTAGTTCTCTAATGTTTTTACAGATTTCGCATCGGTGTTCATAGATGTAGGTAATAGCACGACTCATTTTAGGTTCGGTCTCCTTATAAATAATTGTTAGTATAATGATAAATTACAACGAGTTATGAATAATTATCACTTATATTTATA